ACTGTGCAACCAGCGCTTCCACGTCGATCGCCGTCAGGGCCGGTTTTTCCGTCGGCTTCGGGGCCACAACCGCGGACGCTTCCGGGATCGCCCGGTGCGCGCGCCCGAGGGCGGCCCACTGAGAAAGTTCCTCGTTACGCGAGACATGCACCTTCTCGAAAACGGTCGCCGCCAGGTCAGGCCGCTCCGTCCAGAAGTTATCAATCGTCTCGTCGTCCCAGCCTCGCGCTTTCAGGGATCGACGCCAGGAGTCAGGAAGGGTAGACGGCTGTTCGACAGGCTTGTCTGCTTCCGGGGACGCATCCGATTCATCCTGATCGGAGTCCTGTTCATCCTGCTCCGGCGCATCCGTGTCGTCGGTCGGAGTCTCATCGACCCCAGGGCTCTCGGGTTCCTCCACGTCGCCCAACGCACTCGACAGCTTGGCCTCCAATTCAGCCCGAGCGTTCGGGTCGTCGGCCAGACGGGGTGTTTCCCCGGCTTGGTGCCTCGGAGTGACAGAATCCTGCTGCACGTATCGCTCGTTTTCGGGTTCGGGCATGATCGTTTCCTTGAAGCGGGCTGCCTACAATGGTAGGGGTAGGCGCTTCATGCCTACTTTCATCGTACCACAGGAACGTCCTGCGGTCAAGAGTGTTCCTCAAATCCACATGTGCGCAATAGACGAAGTTTTTGTTCCCGCGTGGCCGCTTTAGGGACTTTAAGCGGCTCGTTCCACTCGACATCCGGGCACGCTTCGCGCAACACGCGCTCCTGCTCGGGGTTCTCCGGGGCGATCGAAAACATCTCGATTGGCGTGCCGAACGCTTTGTTCCCGGAGCCCACGCGCACGGAGTAATCCCGTTCCATCGTATGCCCACATCCGCATATCGGCATAACCGCGCTCTGCGATACGGGCAGAAAATCCTCACGACGCTGGCCACACTCGGGGCACTCATATCGGTATATGGGCATATCTACTTCCCAAATGCTTTCTTGAGCCCCGCGCTGGCTTTCGCTTCCAGCGAAGCACGACGGGCGGCTTCGGCCTGGCGCGCGAGTTCCTTCTGTACCTTCGGCCACAGTTTCTTGTCGCGCTTTATTTCGTTCGCCCGCACGAGGGTTCGGGCAGCGTCCTCGACCTCGTATTTTTCATCGACCTTCGGGTTCATTATTCTGCCTCCGACTTTGCCAGCCGGCTCTTGTACTCAGCGGCGACCTTTCGAAACGTGGCCGCAGCCTTGCGGTGCTTCTCCGCGACCGTTGCCTCTTTCGCCTGCTTCGCCAAGCGGTCGTTCTCGCGCGCCGAAGCCATCAGGTCCGTAATCTTTAACTGCAACTGAGACTTCGTGCGCGGCGTCGGCGCGACCGTCGGCTTCTCAGCCGGAAAGGCTTTCTTCAGGCCGGCTGCGACCTTCTTCTCTCGCTGTCCGCGTGCCGTCTTTTCCGCCTGTTCCTTCATCGCCCGCTCATACGTAGTCGGTGTCTTCGGCATAGAAAATTCTCCTATCGTGTAGCGCGCTGAGACTCAGCCGCCGTACGCTGCGGCTCTCGGTTCTGTGTTTCTTCGTTCGTCGCAACACTCGCGACGTTGCCGGGCTGCTGGTTCTGTTGAATCGCCGGCAGCATCGGTGAAGCCGGCGTGCCCTTGGAAGTCGCGATACTCGGGCCTTTCAGCATCATGGCCGCCTGGTTCATCTGGAACTCGGGGTCGTAGAATACCTCGTCCAGCCACTCGATGTCCATTTCCTCGGCGACGAGTTGCAGCATCTTCGAGAAGCTGAACGGAACGCCCATCGCCATACACGTCTGCGCCGCCGCCGCGACCGCCGGAATAACCTTCGTGGCAAACTCCATCATGCGTTGAGACCGCAGGATCGGGTCCAACCGACTCATCGACTTCGGCTTAATCGCGAACGTGAAGTCCAGAAAATCACCGCGCCGCACTTCGGGCGTCAGCAGGACCGTAACATCTTCGATACGCGGCGGCGTAGCCATCACCTGCTCGCCCTGCGGACCCGCGGTATACTGGGCCGGGACGGACCGGCGATCGGACAGCGGCACTTCAATCAACGGATCGGTGTGCAGATACCAGGCCCGCATCTCGGCCTCGCGGCCGACCGCACCGTAAACAATATCCCGCAAATCCTCCATACGCACGGAACGATTCGCGCTCAGCAGTTGGGCCTGGGTCGCCGTGCCCGATGCCTCCGAGGAACCCGAAATCGCTTCGATGTTCCCGGAAACCATATTCCACCAGAACATCAACTGCTGGATATGCGCTTCGTTCGAGCGCTGCTGCCCGCCGAACGATAGTACCTGCACGCTCGCCGGATCGTCAACCGCGATCGCCTCGCCGTCCTTCGCGCCGACAATTTCCTCGGCGTCCTCGGCCGCGGCGCGGCGGTACGCCAGCACGTCCTTCTGCCGGCGGGCCTGCTCCGTAATCTTCACGGCCATATCATTCGCCAGGATATGCAGGTCATGCCATACCCCGATAGGCGCAACGGGCAACGGATTATCCGGGACCGGCGGTGTGAGCGCCAGAAGCGTATACGGGCCGGTCGGCCGCGACGGGCCGTAGTAATCGGCGATCCGCAGGAACCGGGGGAACGACATATCGCCAGCCGGGACCGTCACGATCGCCTGAATCGACGGGACGTAGCACTCTACCACGTCCACGTAATCGTGCAGGTCCACCTTCGCGGAATCTGGCAGGTTCCGCCGCGACAGGTCGGCGGCTTCGCGCCCCGTGTCCGTTCCGGTCTCCGGCAAACGCTCGACGAGATCGTTGGCGTACAGGCCCGAATCCAGCAGGAGCGTCCGCGGCACGCGAATCTTATCCCCGATAAACGTGCCTTCCTCGATCGCGCGGGTGTCCGGGTCGAACACGAAGTTATCGAAGTTCACGACTTCCGTGTAGACCGTTCCGGGGTCCACGTCATCGTACGGGTTTAACGCGACGAGCGTATCCGACTGGGCCAGGCCGGTCTTGACGACGCCCAGGGTAAATAGCGAGTCCACCAGCCAGCGGCGGATCGTGTCGCTCAGCCGCATTTTCCGGGCCTGGGTATCCAGCGCGAGGCGCAGCAAGCGGCCATACCCGCGGTATCCCGAAAACGGCGTCGTAACCACGTGAGCGGGCGCGTTCATCACCAAATTCGGCACCATGCTGGACATCGCCACGAACGTTAGGTTCAACGGCTCAGTGCCCACCGTGCCACGATCTCGGTCGTAATACTGCCCGACGTAGCTCCGCAGGTACATCAGGCGGGCCTTACGAAAATTCTCAAGCCGCTGAAACCCGGAGCGCACGGCTCGCTGGAACTTCTCCGGTGTCGCGTTAGACGGCATAGTTTCGGCCTCCGCGGAAATCAAAATGCCTATTCTTAGGATCGCGCTCGCGCAGGCGAGCCTGTTTCCACGCCTTCATCCGGTGCCCAAACGACCGGATTGGCGGCTGTGAGGGCTGCACAAGCGTCGCCGGCACATCCCCCACGCCTTCCAGGGCCAACATATCACCGATCACCCGGTCCCCGTGGGTTTTCTTCGCCTGGGCGCTTTCCTCGCTCAGCGAAGCCGGACCGATACCGCCGCCATCGAAGTACACATACGTCATGGCCTCATTCAGCGCCATTTCGCTATGATTCACAAACCCACCGTGCGCGTAGGCCCGCCGCAATACGCCCAGGCAGGCTTCTTTCTTCTCGGCGGTCGAGTGCCAACCGTACTTATTCGAGCGGCGGCTGGATGCTGTGCCGACTGAGCGGTCGCGGTAATAGTTCGGGTACTGGTAGATCGTCACGACCTGCCGGCCGTAGTCCCAACCCGGCCCCTGGGCCTCCCAAATCATCAGCGGCGCACCGTTCGCCCGCGCCCCGCCCACCCACAACGCCAGGGCGCACATTTTACGGGCGAACTCATACGGCGGCGTGTTCGCGTCGGCCCATTCACCGACCTTCTCGCGCGTTTCGACGCACAGGATCGTCGTCGCCGAATTCGAGGCCCCCTGCCCCTTGCTAATATCCGACGCCAGGACGTAGTTTTTCTTCTGGTCCAGCCGCCCGTTTACCAGTTCCACCCACAAAAACAGCGGCCCGTGGGGATCGCGCCGTATCCGCACGGTCGCACGGTCCCGAACCCGTATGGTTTTCGCGATCGCCTTTTCCGCCAGGTCGTCCGCGAAATCCACGGACCACCGACTGGTCGGCGGCTTGGCAAAAAGCTGCTTATGGACCTCAAGATTGTACCCCTCGAAGAACGTCTCGCCAGAACCGATGTGATCCATGTCGATTTCGATCGCCATTTCCTTTGGGGAACGCTCTTTTTCCTGCTGCTCGTACCACGGAGAGCGGATTTTCCACTGCCCGGTAATGGTATCTTTTACGGCGTGCCGGCCAACGCCCTTTTCCGGGTGCTCCCACCACGGCAGAACAAAAACCTTGATCTTACCGGACATGCGC